CGCTGGCCAGGCGCGGGCGCAGGCGGATCAAGACTTCGCCGTCTTGCTCCATCGCGCGGTAGGCCATGGCCTGGATGCCGGCCCAATCGAGCCGGCCATCGGCGTCGCAGACCTTGCACCACTCAGTCCACAGCGCGTTGAAGCGGGTTGCGTCAGCATCGGTGGCGTAGGTGGTGATGCCGGTGCCGATGGTGTTGGATACCAGCGCCTCCAGGCCGGCGGCGATGTACGGCACGTTCTGCACCAGGGCGCGGGCCCGGGTGCGGATGGTGGCGGCATCTGCCATGTGGTCGGCATTGGCGCTGGCGCCGGGGCGGCGGGGCTTCCAGCCATCGCGCGGGCTGGCGGCTTCATACGCGCGCGCCAGGCGCAGGCGGTCGAAGTGCCGGGCCAGGCCCTGGCGCGGGTTGGCCCAGCCAATCAAACGGTCCAGCAGCGTGGGCGCGGCCCCTGAAAACATGGTGGCCATCAGTCCCCGCGCTGCGTGGTGAAGGTGAAGCGGTACGCGCCGCGGCGCCCGCCGCCGCTGGAAGGCTGCGCGGCCATCTCGGCCTTGGCGTGTTCGTAGGCCTGCCGCAGTTCACCCACGGAGCGGTAACGCACGCGCCGGCCCTGGTACTCCACTTCGAGTTCAGAGCCCAGGATTGCAGCGTTGAGGGCGTCCAGGTCCGCCTGCGTGATGGCCATGCCGGCAGGCTATGGCGGCGGGCGTCTCATTTCTAGGCGAGGGTGAGACGATCTAGCGGGATCGGCTCAACGATTGTGCGGCGCGTAATGGCTGTGACTGCTGGAATTGCCATGGTGGCACACAGCTGGGTGGTCATGTCGTTCTCGTTCTCCGGTTGGTGTGCCTACAGTCTAGCGCATCGTGACACGTCACGCAAGCACTTTCGCGTGCGCCCTAACTGGTCGCTCAAGCGGAGTCGTCACGGAGTACCGTGCCGCCCCGCTTAGCTCGAACGTTAGGCCTCAACCACAAAGGCCGCTGTGCGCAGCAGTTCTTTGCCAAGCACAACGTATCCTGCATCGGTGTCCAGGGTGAAGTGTTTTCCATCGGCCGCGCACTGCTGAAGCAAATCCTTCAGCGTTTCCATCTGGTCTGCTGGCGGGTTGTCGTGGCGCTTGCTTGTGAATGTTCCGCGCTCCGTGTGAATCGTGAGTTGCATGCTTGTTCCTGTGCGAGAGGCCTAACCCCTCGGTCAAGCGGAGAGCCGCTGGCAGCCGTGGTGTTCGTTGCTTGGTCAGTCATCGCGCGTCTCCCGCTTACCTCGAACGTTAGCCGGCACCTTTTGCCAGCAGTCTTGCGCGCCGCCTGGCCAGCTTTTCAGCGAACGCCTTGATGGCGGGCCTGTCGTCCACATGCGGCGCCGGGCTTAGCTCCCAGCGCTTGGCGCCTTTGTCTTCCAATCCGGCGCGCAGTTTGGCTACTCGCTCGCTTGGGGTCTTGGCTGCGTTCATGCAACCACCGCATTCATTGCTGGGTACTTTGCAACGATTTGCTCAAACTGGTTAATGCTGATCGGCCACCACACCTCATGCCCCTTGCTTTCTTGGCCGCGATATTCGTAGGCCTTCATGCCGCGCTTTGAAAATTGGGCGCGTGCCGGGCAGCCAATCTTTGCCGCTGTTTCGTTCCATGTCTTGCTGAAAGCTGCTGGGGTCATGTTGCTCTCCGGTTGCTGATTCGATGTGTGTATCTTAGCGCAGCGTTTCCGGAAACGCAAGCGATTCATGCAACTATTTTTGTGGGCTCAAACAGCCGGCTAACCACGCATTCGAGCCGAGGCGTGCCGGCAGTATGCCGCTGGGCCAGGCCGTCACGCGCCCGGCTCAACGCTGCCGTTAGGCCCGCTCAAAACGGCAGGTCATCGCCAACGTGTTCAATCCGCTGCACGTCGTCCACCACGCGCTCGCCAATCGACTGCAGCACGATGAAGCGCTGCCCACGGTTTGCGCGGGCCAGCCGCTCGGCTTCAATCTCGGCGCTGCGCTTGGTGTCGTGCTGGCGCGTCGGCGCTTCGCGTTGCGGGTTCCACACCAGCCAAAATGCAGGGCGTTGGTTGCTCATCTAGTTTCTCGCTCCGGCCACAGCGGGCCTAACCCTGCGTTCCATCGGACGTGCCGCCAGCAGGGTGGTTGCTCGAATGTCCAGCGGGCACGCCGCTGAACTCCACGTTCGGCCTCACACCCGCGCCGGGTCACGCGGCCGGGCAGGGGCATCGCGCGGGCCGCCGGTTTCCTTGCTGCCCACCGGCTGCAGCTTCGGCTCGGTCACTTCGAGCTGGAAGTCATCGAACGTCTGCGCCTCGCACGGCTTGCCGTCCTTGTCCAGCGCCTGCGGTTGCAGCGTCATGCGCCAGCAGCCGTTCAGCCATTCGGTGCGGGCCACGCACACGCCAGCAAAGCCGCTCACGGTGTCGCGGGCCTTGTCGCCCAGTTGCACATTCACCTTGGTCATCGTCGTTCTCCAGTTGTGCCCATTAGGGCGGTCGTTGCTTCGGCCACCAGTGAGGCCGAACTGTCGGTTCAAGCGCGACCCGCCTACGGCGGGCCGCTTAACCTGGCGTTCGGCTTCAGGTGGCGCTCAGTGCGCTCAAGCCTCGGCGCCACCACGGCGTCGGCGGCGCACCCTTGCGCGCCTCCACGGCAGCGCGCATCTTGGGCGCGATCTTGGCCAGCAATTCGCCCTTGGTCTTGTCTGCCCACCGGCGACATGCCGGGCAAACGTCACGCACGCCAGCAGCCTGGTACTGCGTCAGCAGTTGCGCCAGCTCGTGTGCGGCACAGTCGCCGCTGCATAGATCGCACTTCGCCATTCGTTGCTCCTTTGAATTCACGCGCTCCGGCCACAGCCGAACTACTCGCCCAAGCTGACACCCGCAGGCGGGTGCAGCTTGCCTCGAACGTTACCCACGCCCGGCCTGCTTCAGCACCCGGTACACCGTAGCCCGCCCACACCGCAGCTCGCGCGCCACCTCTACGGCGTTGCGGCCGTTGAACAGCGCCAGGATCTGCTCGGCGCGGCGGGCGCGCTGGGTGGCGCCAGCCGGTGTGATGTAGGGCCGCTCGCCACGCTCGGCCTGGCGGATCAGTTGCTTCACGTCTTCCACTTCAGTCGGCGGGATGTCTTGCAGCCGCATGGGCCACTGCTGCAGCAGGTAGTCCCACACGCGGTCTACAAAATCAGCATCTTCCAGGCGCTGGGCCAGGGTCAGTTCTGGAATGTCGGGCACAGCGGCCAGCCTTGGCTTGCGGGGCTTGGTTTCGCTCACCAAGACCTCCCGGCCGCGACGGCGCGCGCGGGGCGCTGCGGTGGCGGCATGGGCACGGCCGGCGCGCTGGACGGTTTGGCGCCGCCCGGCACGACGATGGGCGCAGTAGCCGGGGCCGATGTGAACAGATCGGCCGGCGGTTGCACGGCCTGCTCGAGTCGCACCCAGTCTTTGTGCGCGTACTGGTGCAGGCCCAGCATGTAGGCCGCGTGCAGGGCGTAGTTGCGGCAGTCCAGCACCTCATTGCGCGGCCGGCGCTTGATCCAGCGTTCGGCCAGGCCGGTGGCGCCGCGGGCCAGCACGCGCTGCTCTGCGGTGAGCTGTTCAAACCACTCACGCGGGCGGGCTTTGTTCATGTGCACGTAGCCGGGGCCAGGCTCGGTGATCTGGAGCTGGCCGTGCAGCAGGTCTTTGGCGGCATCGACGCCAACTGACCATTGCTTGATGCCGTTGGGCCAGCGGCCGCCTTTCCAGTTGACTTCCTGGCTTCGGCCGGGACCTTTGATTGGCAGGTTTTCGGCACCCTCGCCGCGCACGGCGTGGATGCGTATGCGGTGCTGCATGCGGCGCACAAAGTTATAGACCGCCTGGGTCTGGTAGTTGCTGTCAAAGCTGATGGCCGATAGGGGCAGCGTGCCGCCGTGCCAGGCCTGCTGGTAGCGGCGCAGCAGGTGTTGCTCAACGGCCAGCCAGTCTTCTTCGGCCGATGGGTTCATTTCGATGATGATGTGATCAACGTCCCACGACTCCAGGCCCACGCCCCAACCCCAAACGGCGATTTCGCAGCGGTTGCCTTGCAGGTCGCAGCCGGCGGTGAGCATCAGGCAATCCTTGGGCACGACGGTCAGCGGGTAGTCTTCGGCGCGGGCCTGCAGGGCGTGCTCATCGGCGGACTCGCCCTTCTCTTCCCAGGTTTCGCCCAGGGTGGTGTTGACGAATGTCTTGAGCAGGGACATGTCACCGCGCTCTGCCAGGCGGCCGGCGGCGGTGGCTTCTTCGGCAATGGCAGCCCATGTGGCCTGGGGCGCGCATGCCGTCCAGACGTGCACGGCCACATGGCCTGGCGGCTGCAGGATGGTGGCGGGGTCGCGCTGCAGTTCCCACACCATGGGGCGTAGGCTTTCTGGCGTGCGAAAGTCCCCCAGGTTGTCAAGCCACTGGCCGGTGCGTTCGCAGATCCAGACGCCGGCATGCCACACGCGCAGATACTCGGCCTGGCTCATGGCGCCGCCGCAGTGCGGGCAGATGTGCACGGCGCTGGCGGTATCACCCGGCAGCCACTTCAGGCCGTGGTGCTTGTCTTTGCCGCCGAAGGTGATCTGGTGCAGATCACCGCACTGCGGGCACGGGACGTGCCAGCGCAGGTGTACGTCTGCCTCGGCTTCGCGGTCTTCGGTGTTGTCGTTGTGCTTGAGCTTGGGGGTGCTGCCGGCAATGGACTTGGGCCAGACGGCGCCCTCTAGGCGCTTGTCGCCAAGCTTGCCAGGGCTGCCTTCCTTTTCAATGTCGCGGTCAAAGCCGCTGAATTCGTCATAGACCACCGTGTCAACGGTGAGGCGGCGGAAGTTCTTGGCCGCTTTGCCGCCGCGCATGTGCAGCAGGCCGGTGGTGAATTTTTTAACGCGCAGGGTGTTGTCTTTGCTGCGGCGGCTGAAGCGGGGCATGACGCTGCGCATGGCGCGAACATCGCGCAGCATGGGATCCAGCTCGGTGGTGACGAATTCATCACGGTCATCATCGGTGGGCTGGTAGATGACGGCGTTGCGGCGCTTGTGCTCGGCGGTGTAGGCCAGCAGCGCCAGGGCCATCTTGGTGTAGCCAACCCGGGCTGACTTGCGCACGGTGACGTGGTGGATTTCGTCATGGCCCAGCACATCCATGATGCCGCGCTGGAATGGCCAGCAGACCCAGCGGCCCTCAACGTAGCTGCTTTCGGTGCTTAGGTAGAAGTGCTTTTCAGCCCACTGGCTGAGGCGCATGGGGGATGGCACGCGCAGCACGCGCAGGGCGCGGGCCACCGTCATGGCCATGGCGCGGCGTGACTCTGGCGACACGGCGGCCATGGGGTCTGCGGCGGTGGCGGTGGCGGCCGTCATGCAGCAGCGGTCAGCGCCGGGTCTTGGTTGGGGTCTGCGTCTGCGGCGTCTTCGTCTTCGGCATCGCGCTGCAGGCGGTCTGCATCGGCCAGGTTGACGGCGGCGCATAGGTCGCGGCAGGCGTGGATCTCGGCAGTGATCTGCGTGAGCACGCTGGGCGGCAGGTCGGGCAGGCGGCGCTTGATCTGGGGCACCAGCGCATCCAGGCGCGTGGCCACTTGGCGGGCAATGTCGCCAAGCACCACCTCCAGCGCGGCCACCGGCGCAAATTCGCGGCGGGTGACGGCGTTGGCCATCGCCACTTTGTCGGCATTCTCGCGGGCGAGGCGGGCGCGCTCGGTGGACAGCTCGCCATCGGGGTCGCGGCCGGCGGCCATCTGGCGCAGGTGCTCGCAGTAGGCCAGCAGCCAGACACGGGCTGTGTCACCAGGGCGCAAAACGCCGCGCGATTGCATGTCACTCACCGCCGGCTGTGTGATCCCCACCAAGCCACCGAACGCGGCTTGAGTCATGCCGGTGTCAAGATCGGTCACTGGGCACCCCGAAGCATGGGATAACCCCCTAGCAAAACCATCAAAACTAGGCAGAGATCGGGGTTCGAATTACC